AATCAGATTAAACCAGCGCAAATTAGTGGAACACCTGTAACTGTTACTAATCAAGCAGGTCAAAGTGTAGTTCTTGGATCAAACAATACAGGCGGCTTGATTGGTGGAACTCTTACAGGCACAAATGCTAATGGACCCAATGGAACCGCTAATGTGGAAGACTCGGGTGTATCTGATGCCGGCACCTTCGTTTTAGCCGAAACCGCGTTAGACATGCATTGCTGGGGTGAAAATCCAGTTGTAGTTGCCAAATTACAGCTTAACGGTCAGGACCGCTTTTCGGAGCGTGAAGGCACCTATTTTGACCTTGTTCAGCCATTCCAGCACCACACCCGTGCTCCAGACACAGGCATTAATGTGTATTCGTTTGCTCTAAGACCCGAAGAACACCAGCCATCTGGCACCTGCAATTTCTCGCGCATTGATAATGCTACACTCCAATTAGTATTGTCGAATGCGACCGTTCAGGGTGTAGCTACCGCTAAAGTGCGTGTATACGCGGTTAACTACAACGTTCTTCGTATTATGTCGGGTATGGGTGGTTTAGCATATTCCAATTAAACGAAAAATTATATGCTATAAATTATATGCTATAAATTATATGCTATAAATTATATGCTATAGTTTTTTAATCAAATAATATTATTATTTCTCAAATAATATTATTACTTCTCAAATAATATTATTATAGTATAATAGTAAAATAGTAATAATGCAAATAATTAGTGTCAAAAATAGTTTTTATTTTACATATATATTTTTGATCACTACTGGAACAATTACATTTATTGAGGCATTAAGGAATCCTGTTCCACAAATTCGCCATATTATGAATTTAGAAACTTGTATATCAATAGTTGCTGGTTATTTTTATGGGGTATTTATAGAAGTTCTAAATAAATCAGAAGAAAAAAGCATATTAACACAAGAAACACAAATAACACAAAAAACACAGCTAACGCAAAAAACACAAATAACAAATGAAATTAAAAAAACAGAAGAAAAAGAAAATGAGCCATCAAATACTCCAGAACATGAACTGAATTTACCAATAGAAAAAATAAATGACATGCGCTATTCAGATTGGATAATTAGCACACCGCTTATGTTATTAGTATTATCTCTCGTATTGGGTTACGAAAATAAAGTAGATGTCCATTTTTTACCATTTTTAGCGGTATTAGTTTTCAATTTTTTAATGTTAGGTTTCGGATATATTGGAGAAATAAACTTATTAGACAGAACATTAGCTAACTTTATAGGTTTTATATTCTTCTTTTTAACCTATGGAACTATTTGGAAACAATTTATGACTGGTTCTAAAGTAACAAAGCAATCTAAAATGATATTTTGGTTATATTTAGGACTATGGTCATTATATGGAGTATTTTATCAAACAAATGAAACAACAAAAATGGTTGGATATAATATATTAGATTTATTAGCAAAAGCATTTGTTGGTATATTCTTTTGGTTATATTTAACTAAAATAGTAAAGTTTTAATAAAATGGATTTTTGGCTTCAATTAACCACTGACTACACTTAGTATCTAAAACTCTTGTATTATTAAAATGTTGTTTTACTAATTCAAGAATATTTACGCTACGTGGTCCGCTTGGGTCATATTTATAGACTTCATCAACAATACCTATATACACTAATCCACCAGGATTTAATAGTTCTTTAATTTTAACCATTACATTATTATATTGTAAATAAGGCATATTCCATAAAAAGCATGTAATTACATCAAATTGTTTAGAATTATCCATTGTTAATAAATCTTGCTTCAAAAGTGTAATTTTTTTATTAACCCACATCTCATGAAAACGTGAAGAATCTATATCAATACCTAATACACTTGACGCACCAACTTTTACTAAATTTTCACAATTTGCTCCATTTCTCGTTCCAATATCTAAGCAACTTTTATTAATAAAATTACAGCAATTTTTCAATAATTGATTATAAACATCATTAGCATAATAATCCACAATCATTTTTTATAAAAATAGCTTAAAAAAATTCACAATTTATACTATCAATTTTTTCTAAAAGCAATTTTTATTATGATTTATGATTTATGATTTATGCTTTATGCTTTATGCTTTATGCTTTACCACAAACTATTATAATAAATTTCACTTATTACTTCTATTAATTCATTTGCGAGTTTGTCCTCATCAATATCAAAGAAGCAATGTATTTTATCGAGGATAAATGAGGCTTCATCGTGTGGCCATAGTTCCCTATCTCCTGGTTCGCGCAATAGTGTATTATATACATAAGTAATTACCGGAATGTCTTCACAAGTTATGCTAACTTGTTTTATATGTTCAATATAATCTTGAACAAATGGTAACTCTATAGCAAATGTTGCATCACTAAATGTGTGAGGTTCTAATGCCGTCCTATATTTCAAATATTCAATTATTAAACTTTCATTAGCATAAGCATCACAAATAGTTCGCGCATATATGTTTTTAAATTTATTTTCTATATATGCTCCTGTTAATAGTTCAATATTAAGATGGGGTTCATAATTAGTTTTTTCAATAAGCATTTGATGCTTTAGCATTTTATAGTATATATTATTTATTATTTAATAGTAAATTAGTATTCAATTTTTTTAATGCAAAAATAAAAACAAAACAATAATAACATAATAAAAAAAATTGATTTAAAAATAGTTTATTAAATTATATTAAAACACTATTATTATGGCATCATTCATTCAAGAAGTTGTCGCCATTATTGATCGTTCTGGTTCTATGTCTGGCAAAGAGGCAGATACTGTTGGTGGTATTAATTCAACATTAAATATTATTAGACAAGATCTAAAGCCACACGAGCAAGTAAATGTTTCAATTAAGTTATTTGATCATGAAGAGCTATTGTTAATTAGGTCATTAAATATTACAGAAGTGAGACCTCTTGAACTAAGACAATTTGTTCCTCGTGGACAAACTGCATTATATGATGCTATTGGCTCAAGTCTTACTTATTTTATGGAAAAGAAACTTCATAATCCAGACAGTTATACTAAATGTTTGATTTATGTTGCTACTGATGGTTGTGAAAATTGTAGTAAAAAATTTAATGCGGAGACTTTAAAAAAACTTATTACAAGCGCAGAAGAATCATATAATATTGAAATTATGTATTTAGGAGCAAATCAAGATGCGATTTTAGAAGCATCTAAAATTGGAATTCAAGAAGGTCATGCTATTAACTATAGTGAAACACAAGAAGAATGCGAAGCAGTATATAGGTCACTTGGTAATGTTGTAAATAGACAAAAAACTCGTGCAAAAACAGTATTTACAAATGTAGAACGTAGCCAATCGTATAATCCAACAACACCGCCACCAACTAATCGTTCAGCAGAGCCACCACCTCTACGACGCCAAACAAGTGTAAGACCTGCTTTCTTTTAAACCATTAAACCATTAAACCATTAAACCATTAAACAATAAACATTAAACATTAAACAACACTTTTTTTTTATAAAATAGTTACATACTATTTTATAAAAACTTAATGTTTACATTGGGTGGGGTTCGAACCCACGAGGCCGAAGCCATGCGAACTTGAGTCGCACCCCTTAGACCGCTCGGGCACCAATGCAGAAAAATGAATAGACTACTGTAATCTTGTAATCTATTAATAATATTAGTATTATTGTCTTTATATTGTTTTATTATAAGTTATAACTCTAATATAGCATTATAATATAGCATTATAATATAGCGTTCGAATATAGCGTTCGAATATAGCTATTAATATTATAAGCAAGTGGTGCATATACTATAGAACATACATTTACAAAATATACCTTTATTTGTTTTTTTTTTTCCATTGAAACATAAACATAGGCAATATCAAATGTTCCATATGTAGAATAATAGCACCATATTAAATTAGTTATGCATCCTAATAATGAGTGATAATAATTGACATTAATAGGTATATATATATTTACATATATAAATGGTAAATTGTGTAGGATAAAGTTACCGCAATGAAAAGTTAACAATGATATATTTTGGCGTAGTGCCATACGCCTAAAACAAGTATTATCTATAAAATATGCACCATTAAATGTAAAGAAAATTAAATAATTCCAACAATAACTTATACTATATAAAAAATCATAATGTATGTAATCTGCTGTTGGTTTAAAATAACATAACATAAACAATGCTAAATTTATATTTGTAAAAACACCAAATCTATCTTTAACAATTTTATTAACCGCCAATTTCATAATCATTTATATTGGTTTTATATAAATAAAATTGAAAACTATTTATATATTTTTAATACAACAAATAATAATTAGTATAATGACTCCTCTTATTATTTCAATTGATGGAAATATTGGTTCTGGAAAATCAAGCATTATGCGTTATTTAGAAAAAAACCTTGCTAATTATTGTGCTTCAAAAGGCAATACTTGTAAAATCTGCTTTTTACAAGAACCAGTTTCAATTTGGGAATCAATTGGAGATGCTAACGGAAAAAGTATTATTACGCACTTTTATGAAAATAATGAGCGCTACAGTTTTGCGTTTCAAGTAATGGCATATACTAGTCGTTTGTCTTTATTGAAGGAAGCAATAAAAGAAGATTATGATGTTATTATTAGTGAGCGCTCCGTTTATACAGACAAATTTGTATTTGCAAAAAGTCTATATGAGGCTAAAAAAATGAGCCTTATTGAATATATAATTTATTTGAACATGTTTAAAGAGTTTCAAACTATTTTTCAAGATTTGAAAATAGTTTATATTAGAACTAAACCAGAGATTTGCGATTTGCGTGTGCAACAGCGGGGTCGCCTGGGAGAAACTATTCCGCTTCAATATTTACAAGATTGTCATCATTATCATGATATATGGTTAAATAACCCAACAGCAATTGAACAAGGGTTAATATTAGTCATTGATGGAAATGAATAAACAAATACAATCCAATTTATTGACAATAATTTTTAAGATGAAGTAACACGAAAAGTGTATGATTTTGTATTTACTTTATAATTATATTTAGGATTTAGTATTTTGAATTTAAGATTTATTATTTAAGACTTAATATTTAGTATTTTGAATTTTTTTTATAATATTTTAGTATATTATATAATAAATGCCATCACCATTAAGTTTATCAAATTTTACTAACAGATTATCTAGAAGTCTATCTACATTACAAATCTTACCGCGACGCTCTATAAGTAATAAAAGTCTAAAAAATAGAAAAGCTACTAAAATTCAGAGAACTTATAGAGCACATGCTACGCGACGAAAATTAGAAGCAAAAAAACTCGAAACACAGGCCGAGCATCTTTTTTGTAAAAGTAGAGCTGCTAGAGCAAAGGCCGCAAAAAGACTCGACGACATGGCTCGCGATGTTGATGAAGATAATATTGATACTATGGTCTATCATTTATGGCGCGATCTAAGCGACAAGGAACACGCAAAGTGGATAGCCAAGGCAAAAAAAAAATCTATGCGACAAAACAAAAGCGCAACAATTAACCCTGTGCCTGAATAGTTAGTGGATAAATATTTTTATTTAGCATAAAATAAATAAAATTATAATATTTTACTATATTATAAATGCCATCACCACAATCATTAAGTAATAAAAGTTTAAAAAATAGAAATGCTATTAAAATTCAGTCAATTTTTAGAGGACGCAAAACGCGACGAAAATTACAAGTCTTACAAAAAGCAAAAATAAAAGATGAAGCTGAACGTCTCTTTGGCAAAGTTAATAAATCAAAGGCAAAACAAGCTATTATAGACATGGGGCGCGATGTAGATAAAGAAAGAATTGAATATATGATTGGTGAATTGTTTATTGAATTAAAATATGAAGATCCCGAAAAATACGCATGGTGGATAGAAAAAGCAAAACAAAACTTATTAAAACCAAATAAAACTAATGCTAATAAAAAAGAAAATGAAACATCAAAGCAAAAAGTAAATTATAAACGATGCCCTAATGGCACACGAAGAAATAAAATAACTGGACTATGTGAAAAAATCAACTAATAAATGTAATGTTTATGTATAAAATATTATGTATTATTATGTATATTAATAGTATAATACATAATAATAGTATAATACATAATAATAGTATAATACATAATAGTGTAAAAAAACACAAATATACTTTTATAATGCTACATCCTATGTTCTCAGATTCTACATACTTTAATGATTATATTGAGTATTTTAAAAATAATTGTGTAATTGCTAATAATATTAAATTTATTTTACCAGAGTCTCCAGTCATGGACATAGATTATCCAAATAATAAACAATATAATGTTAAATCATGGTATAATTATTATACTTGTTATAACAATTTGAGTAAATTGGATAAAATAAATAGTGATGATTATAATTTACAAACACAAAAAATTGTTGCTATTATAAACAATGAAGCCACTGTTTTAAAAAGTTATAAAAATATATTTATACTAGGTGTTTCGCAAGGAGGAACATTATTATTTAATATATTAAAGTTTTTGCCACAACCATTGGGAGGATTATTTTGTATTAAATCTCTCTATATGTATAAGTATATAAATTTAAAAACTAATAATGCGACTCCTATGTTTTTTTTTAGTGGAAATAAAGATGATGTATATAATTTAACATTTCAAATAAAATGCTCAAAATTATTAGAACCTAATTATAATATTGCTTGGAGTATTATTGATGGTTTAGATCATTATGAAAAAATTGAAGATGAATATACATTTGTATTAAAATATTTCTTACTAAATATATAATTTTATTATTTAATTATTTAATTATTTAATTAATAGGTATAATTGAATTGTTATCATAAGTATTAGTATTAGTATTAGTATTATTAGTATTAGTATTATTAGTATTAACATTAGTATTAGTATTAGTATTAGTATTAGTATTATTTGCGTTTTCTATTTCATTAATAAAATTGTATGTATTATTTGTAAAGTTTTTTAAATTTTTAGATAAATTTTTCAATTTATTAATTATTAAAATAATTCTAGCTGCTATTATTGAATCTTTAATATATGTTATTCTTAATTTTTCTAATCCAATTAAAGCACTATCTATTGCCTCTCTTAATGTTTCTCCTTCTTCGTTGTGTTGCCCAGAAATTATAAAATCAGTTGTTTTTTCTATATTATTAGTTAATTGTTCTACATAAAGTATACTTGTTTCTCTATTGTAATTATTATACCAACGTGTTATAGAACTTGTGTAACCAAAAGTATCAACACATAATTTAGTCGAACCAGGTAAAGTTAGTACTCCTAATTTATCATTGTCTAGTAACTGTTTAATAACTTCTAAATCTAATAATATATGATTAATATCCATTTATTATTATAAATTATAAAATTTAATATAATATAAATTTATAAATATTA